CTTCTTGTGGATTATAATTTGTGCCGTTGCCTAAATCAACCTCTGCTAAACCATCAACATCAACAAAAACACCATCAGGTACCATTCTTGCAATAACTTGTTGTAGTTTTAAATGAGTTAACTGAATCATATCAGCAAAACCTGTTACTCTTCCAACTAGTGACTCTATACGCCCTCTATACATTCTAGGGGCACATATTTGATAATTCATGTTTACCTTTGTCATGTTAGAAAAAGGTCTAGTCATATTTTGTGAAACTTCCCAGGATAGCATATTATCTATACCTAAGACTTTTGCACCAGTGTACAATACTTCTATTGATCTAGAAACTCTATCAAAATTATCGCTAGGTGGAGGATTAAAAAAGTCAGTTTTTTCTAACGCTTTTTCTAAACCTTGATCAGTTTGTTTTATTTTAAACACTTGATTACTATATGTTTTATATTCAAAAAACAAAACAGCAACCATGTCTGGTGATTCATTCCAGTTTCTAAGGTAGTTTTGAGTACCTGGAAACTTTTCTATTCTTTTTAATTCATCTGGTGTTAATTCTGGAAACTGCTTTTGCAAATCAGCCAGGTGTATCATTTTTACTTCACCTACGTAATATAGATCTTGAAAATTAGGATCATCAGTATAAGAGTATACTAGATTAGCTGGATCAACATACTCAACAGTTATACCATTTGATCTATTAAAATTAGTTTTTACAGCCCCAATACCCAATACTACTAAATCTTGCAACATTCTTTTTTTAGTCTGTATGTATTTGTTTTGAGCCATTACATTTGATATAGCTTCTTCTTCTGCTATTTCAATAGACTGCTTATAACTAAGCTGCATGTGTAAACTTAATTCTTCTTTATTTTCAGGTAAATTTTCTGGAGCTGATGTAGTCCATAAATTCATACCAATTTGTGCTTCTGCTTTTTGCAAAAAAGATCTAGCTTGTATATCTCTTAATAAACCTTCAGCATAATTAGTTCTTTTCTTTTGTGATTCAGGATCTTGAGCATAAGCTTTAACATCGTAATCTCTTTGAGACATACCGTTAACAACTATATCTACAAACTTAGGTATAATAGGTACAGGTTTCCAGTCTAAATTAAGGTAAGATAAATCACCATTAATAGATAATTCATCTTTATATTTTTGTATAGACTGTTCTCCTCTAGAATATAATCTTAAGTTATGAAAATTAGCAAAATTCATAGAAAATCTGTCACCACCTCTATTGCTTCTGAACCACTCATACTCTATAGCTCTACCTACACGAGTACCGTATTCTAAACTCATTTTCTCTGCATCAGGTACCACCTGACTTGGAAAACCACTGTTATAATTTCCTTGAATCATTTATTTTATTATTTTAGAAAAATCTCCTTTATTGTTGTATTTTGAAAAACCTAAAGAAACTTTTTCTCTAATTATTTCATTTATTGGTCTATATTTATTTTTGTTACACGCCATAACAGCAAGCCCTGAGCTAATAGAAGCATCGTGTTTAGTTCTATTGTTTATGTCAAACTGAGCCCAGTCTTCTAAAGTTCGCTGAAAGTACATGCTACCAAATCTCTCACCTAAATCACCAACGTGATCTTCTATGTAAGTTTCTATAGCCGCTGCATGAGCCTGTTTAATATCTTCACTTGAGTTAGGTATGCCACCTATTTCTCGTTCTGTTATTGATAGTTTAATTTTATCAGGTCTATTCATAGAAAAATTTCTATAACCTCTACGTTTTAAATAATACAATAACCTTGGTTTATTGTTTTCTGCTAATATTGGCATGCCATAAAAATGTAAAGCCATCAATACGTCTTCAAAAAACATTTCAGCGGTTTGTGGTCTAGCTATATACTCTAAGAAAAAATGATTAGAAGGAGCTTCATCCATGCTAAACTTAGTTAAACCATGTAAAGATCCATTAGAACCTTTACCGTCTACCGTGCCTGATATATCATAACTATCACAGCCAAACGCGCCTATGTGTTCGTTGGCTGGGTATTTCATGTTGTGCTTTACAAATATTTGGTTTTGTAAATGAATAGGTGGCACCCATGACACTTTAAATCTACCGTTTTTATTTGGAACAAATATAACTTTAGTATCTTTAACGCCGTCTTCCCAATGAAAACTACCAGTAGTAACAACTGAGTTTCTTTCTAGGTCTTCATTATAATCTACTTGTTGATATATTTTAGTTAAGTTAAATAAAGACATTTTAGACTCATCTCTAAACGCGTGTTTAGTTGTGCGCGGGAACTGTCTATAAAATTCGTTTAAACCATCTTGATCTTGTCTAAGACCCTCTACCTCATTTTCCCAGTATTCAATAACCCCAATTTTGATTGGTGCTCCATGAGGTCCATGCACTTCTTTTGGTGGTGTGTCGAAGACAGGATAGCCATAAGAATCAATGTATCCCTCGTAATTCCATTCCATAGGTATGAACAAAGAATAGAGTCCTGAACGAGTTTGTCCATTGGCATTTCTTTTTTTAACATCTGAGTCATCATATAATTTTTTAAAGTTTCTACCACCCTTGTCTAAAGCGTTTGATGTTGATCCCATCATACATTTACCTATAATTCTAGAACCTAGTCTTAATGTTGTTTTAGTGACACGCCAGTTATTTTGTATGTCATTAGGTCTTTCCCATTTACCACTTTCATCATGCACTAATAGTTTTAGTTTTTCACCATCATAAGCATTGTCTCCTGTGTTTTTCCAATCAATAGTTGTATCAAGACCAGCAAGATCTTCTGGTTTATCTGTAGAAACTATAGATCTTCTTGTAAACTTAGAAGCTGGCACACGATATGCTAACTCTGTTTTAGGCCGATCCATACCATCTTGTATAGGTTTGAAAAAGAAAGGATAGTTAACTGATATTGGTACTACTTTATCTGTAAACATTTTTTTAGCATCACTACCTGATTTTGATAATATACCAAAACGAGCATCAGTAGACATTGTAGCCATATTAACAGTTTCACCTGAGGCCATAAATGAAAACCCAGATCGTCTGTTTTTTAAATAACACATGCCATAACTTCTGTAATCTGCTCTACATGCTTCCCAGAATATAAAAAATAATCTATTTGATTCTCTAAAATCTGGTTGGCCAACATCAATTTTTGACCATTGCAAATACATGTAATGAGTACCAGTTAAAAATATAGGTTTGTCTTTGTTTATATACCAGAAACCTTCTTCACGTCTTTTAAATTCAAGATCTATATAGTCATACCATTTTTCTTTAAATTCATCAGGATATTCTCTCCAGTCAAAAACTGTTTTTATTCTTTGTAGTTCTTTTGCGTATTCAAATCTAGTCCATTTATTTTCTTTAAACTCATGAACATTATTCTCTTTAGGTAAAGCTATTTTAAGATTTTGTATTTCATAAATCTCTCCAATCTGGCCAGTCTTAGATATAACAATCATATCATGATCATCGTTATATCCATACTCCCATTTATTATACCTATTCATTCGTTTAAGAATCTTAGGTTTAATGTAATCAGGTAATACTTTGTATAGTGTTTGCGTATACATTATTTAGATCTTCCTTCAGCAAAACCACGAAACGTAGTTTCTTTTTTAACTTCTTTAGGTTTTTCTTCTAACATACTTTGCTCTTCATTTATACGGTTAAGTATTTCAAAAGCATCAAATATAGCTAGTTTTTTTGTAGCCGCAGCGTTTTTAAGTCTGTCAGCTGATATATCATCGTCTGAATCTACAATAGCTTCTTTAGCAACTTTAATAAGTTCCTCAACTGCTACATGCCCAGCTCGGATTATATTCAACTTCGTTTCCTTCGTATTCATATTTTAAAATAATATCATTTGATTTCATACAATAAAGACGTTGATCGCCTACAATAAATTCCCATTCTCTACCGGCTTTAAAACCTACAAGATCCCCTGGGTTAATTCCTAACGCTTCTAATGAACTATTGCCTATTTTTAATATTCCAATATGCTTTTGCTCTTTATCTAACGTTAGATGATTATTATTTTTTATGGGTTTTATAAAACATCTTTGACCAATAGATAACCATTTGCTATCTTTTTTATATAAATATAGTTGATCTGGTTTGCAAAAATATAATTCTTCTTTAAAATATTGACCACTGTTTCTTTGTTCGCCTTTTACATCGTACCATCTTCTAAAAATATTATGATGTACCATTACTTCATCACCAGGTTTTAATATAGTTTTAAACGCTAATGGCACTGATACTATAATAGCTTGCTTGCTAACTAGCTTGTGATCTTCAACATTAGTGTTAACTATTAAAGTTTTATCACCAATTTTTTTTTCATTATTATATCTCTTATTTTTAGGAGTTATAATAAAGTCATATATACTATTCATTAATACTCTAAATCGTATTCAACAGAGATAGCCATGTTAGAATTAAACTTCTTCCACGGCATTACCTCACTGTCTTTTTTAATATATATGTTATAAGAACTATCAGATTCGTCTAAAGAAATGTTGTTAATTGTATGTCCACCATAAACTGATTGACCTACAGAATAATGCATTGCTTCGTTTTTATAGTCCGCGCCTATACTTATCTTTCTTATAACAGAGTTCATTTTACTTTACCTCTTCGGCTTCTACCTCTGGTACAATTTCCTCATAAGATCCATCTTCTAAGTTAATATTAACTTGTCCGTACTTTTCTTCTAATTCTTTTTTTGTTTCATTTAAAGCTTCGTTAAATTCTTTTAACGCTCCTGAAATTTCAAATTTCTTAGCTTCTAATGCTCCTAAATCATAAACAACTGTTTGAATTTTCTTTTGTTGTTCTTTGATTTTTTCTAATTCTTTGTTTGTAATTTTTTGATCTTTACTCATTTGATTAAATTTTAATTGTTATTATTTGTTTTACTTATTATTATTATTACTTATAGTTTTAAATTTTTCCGCCCCTCGTGAACCAAAGTATGCTACATAAACAGTTGTAGTTAAAGTTTTTAACAAACTTATCCACTCTTGCTCTACCGTAAAAGATATACTTTCATGGCTATCAACCCATATAAAAGCAATAGTCATTACAGATAAAAATATCAAAGATAACGGGCGTGTGTTTTTACTAAGCCATGAATCGCTTTTCATATCGCTCTCCCAACGCTTTGATACTTCTTGCATTTCAGTCATGTCTTGTTCTAATAACATTAATGCTTTTTCTTTGTCTTCTGCTGGTAGCGCAGGATCTTTATGTATTAAATTTTTAACTAAACCTAACACACCGTTGTTTGGTAATACTTCACCAACAGTACCTAGTATACCAGGTGCTGCATGTGCTAAAAATTTACCAACTTTTGTTTCATTGAATTTTTTTTTACTCATAATGCTTCAAAAGGATCTGTTTTACTATAAGCTTCTTTTTCCCATGGTAAATTAGGGTTACCTTCTTTCATTTTAGAACGTAAATATGTTTTACCTTTCCAATACACGGCGCTATCATCATAATCTAAATCACCACGCTTAACTTGATCAATATGAACTT